CTATGATAATAGATGATAAGTGTGAGAACACACTATTAGCTATTCAGAACTATCGTAAGAAGTATGATAAGAACACTGGTATGTTTCTTAGTACTGATGTACATGATATCCATTCTAACTATGCAGCGGCTTTAAGATATCTAGCTCAAGGACTAACATATCATAAAGTAAAACGATCAAAACCTAAAACACTAGAGCAAAAATATCGTGATTACAAGTCAACTAAAATAGACGGATATGCAATATAATGATAAATTTAAGTTTAGTTTAAGCTTAGTTATGATATAATAGGTAATATCAAATAAGGATAGGTAATGAGTACTCCAGACACAAACCCTGCTACTCAACCAACTTCTCAAGAAGCTGTAGCAGATAAAACCACACAAGAAGGTTCTCCTAAACCAGAACCAACCCCAGAGGAATTAGTTGCTATTGCTGAGAAGCGTCGCCGTGATACTCAGGCTGCGTACACTAAGTCCCAACAAGCACTTAAGGCTAAAGAGGCAGAGCTTCAGAAGTTAAGAGAGCAGTTGGAAAAAGCCGTTACAGTTGAGCTACCGCAAGATGTAAAGGATGAGCTTGAAGAGTTGAAATACAATGACCCAGAAGCCTGGAGAAACCGTATGAATAATCTTGAGCAAGAGGCTAAACGTAAGCAGCAGGAAGAACTAGAGTCTCTGACGGGGGAAGCTAGGAAAGCCGCTGAGGTTCAATTTGAACTATCACGCCGACAACAAGTTTTAGAGGAATTTAACGCATCGGCCAAAGTCCCTATAACTGACGAGATTATAGCGAATGAGGTACCGCCGAGAATTACTAGAAAGCTTGATAGCGGAGAAATTTCATTTGAGGAATTCCTTAGTGAAGTTGAAAGCTATGTTACTACAGGTAAGACTGTCCCTAAAGAGCCTACTCTTGGACAGCCAAACCTTGGTGAGATAGGTGGTGGAACTACTCCATCTAACACAGGAGCAAAGGCTGATGCTAATATTAGTAAAGCCTATGCTAATGATATATATTAAAGGATAAAGAATGGGAACTGCTACAGTTGCTCTTGGTTCTGATTTAGAACGTAAAAAGTGGCTCCGTGAAGGTTTAGTACAACGTGCTTCTACTTCATTTTGGGGTCCATATACTGGTATGTCAAGTAACTCTGTCATCTACCAAGTAAATAATGAAAGTGCTGGTGATGGTCATACAGTCGTGTTTGACTACTCAGGTAAAATTTCTGGTAAAGCGGTAAAAGGTAAAGATACTGCTTATGGTAAAGGTGAGATTAAACGTAAATTCTCTGACAAAATCACGGTTGATAGATACCGTATTCCTGTTGATAATGGTGACAAATTCGATGGTGTAGACATCGGTGACCTTTCAATTAATGAACACTCTGATAGTCGTTCAAAACTTGCTGACCTTTTCATTCGTTGGAAAGACCAAATGATTTTTGATGCTCTTCAAGGTGGTATATCTGGTGCACCATCACATACTATTGATACAGCAACTGCTGGTACATTTACATATGATGATTTACTTAAAATTGAGAAAGTTCTTAAGACTGGTAAAGGTTACACAACAGGTTCACGTCGTGCTCCATTAGAGCCGTTCCAACTTGATAACGGTACTTCTGTATGGTTAGTTGTTCTTGATAGTGCAATGGCATCTGCTTTAAAAGGTGATACTAAATATCAAAACTTAGTTGTTCAAGGTGATATTCGTGGTAATAACAATCGTGTTATTTCTGGTGTTATTGGGCGTCTTGGTAACTTAATCATTGTTGAAGGTCCTGACTTCTTCGGTTATACTGAAGGTTCTGGTACATTCGGTCTTGACGATAGTGAAGTTGAGATTGCTGGTCTTCGTCAGTATGATGATGCTGGTAACTGGTCGGGTCAAGATAATTTCTCTGATACAACTGCAAACTCAAGAGGTCTTATCCTTGGTCAAGGTGCTTGTCAAATGGCTTTCGGTAAAATGCCGGATTATAAATTCCAAGAGTCTAGTGACTTTGGTATTACATCACAATCTGCCGTTGAGTTCTGGACAAATGCAAAACGTACTAACCTTAAACTTGAAGGTGGTCAAGTATATAAACAAGCTAAAACAACTGGTATTGACTTCGGTGTTGTTTGTCTTGATATGAAACACGCATAAGGAGGCTTTGAATGGCTGATTTAACAAGAGTTGGACAAAACAACTATAAAAGAGAAATTAGCGTAGGTGTTTCAGATAGTATGGCTACAACAGCCAATACTGTCTTTAATCTTCCTGCTAACTCATTAGTAACTAGCGTATATGTATATGTTAGTGCGGCTGACTCCACAGCTTCATCTACACTAGATGTTATTGTTGGTGGTACAGTAGTTGCAAATGAAGTAGCTGTTACGGCAACCGGTGTTGCTACCGGTACTGTTACTCCTACATATTTTACTGATGGTGGTGCAGTTGCTGTTGCGGCTGGTACTACTGCGCCTGCTGGTGATGGTGCTTGCCGTCTAGTAGTTGAGTATGTTGAATTAGATTTAGTTACTGGCGATCTAACTGATATTTAATTTACTTAGGCTTCTCCTCGGAGAGGCTTATAGTAAATTAAGAAAGGAATATAATGCTAGCCTCAGATGTAGTAACAAAAGTTAGAGATATATTAGCTGACCCAAGTGGTGATAGATGGTCTGATGCTAGGATATTTAGAGAGATAAATAGTGCCCAGGATGATATAGTATTAAAGTCTAATCTATTGAGAGCTAGAGTATCTATAGATTTAAATGCTGGACAAGAAGTATACCAACTTCCAGAAGAAGTTTTAATGGTAACTAGAGTTATATTTAATGATAAGGTATTACCTATTTATTCTAGAGCTGAAATGGATGCTAAAGATATTAATTGGGAAACTGAAACTGATGAAGATACTATATCTGCAATAGTTTATGATGGAATGAACCAAGGGCAGATTAGACCATATCCAATTCTAGAGTCTGATATTAAATCCTCTAATCCTAATGGTATTATAACAGAGATTAATTATACTGACCCAACCTTAGTGCCTTCTTTCAACTCACCTTTTGGTAATGTTGTAGCTATAGACTCTGGATTTAATTCTAAACTTGTGGATATATTTATAGTATATTTTATTAAACGAGCTAATAGGGTTACTGCTTTAACTGATATTATGGAATTAAATGAGGTATGGCTTAGTCCAATAGTTCACTATGTATGTGGTAGTATTTTACGTAGTGACGGAGATACTCAGAATAGAGCTTTAGGTAATGAAGAATTCCAATTATACTCCTCGGCTATACTAGAAACACTAAAGAATACGTCAAAACATTTTACAAGTTCAGGACACTTTGAGTCTGATTATAGGAGATTTTAATGGCTAATGTAACCAAACAATTAATTACAGCAGAGGATATAGACTTTGGATTAACAGAAGTAATTCAGGTGAGACAGTCTGGTACTACTACATCTAGTTATACCCTTAATAGAGTTAATGCTTCCCATATTCCTTATACTGATGCTTTATCTATAAAAGAGGTAATCGATACTATAGTATCTGGTACACCTACTATAAATATTAGTTCAGTATATTATGGGAATATACTTCCAGCTAATAATCTTAATCCTCAAAATGGTACTAGTGCTTTTTATTTTGATAATGTACTTAAAGAATTTTATCTTTGTATAGATGCCACAACCGATGCAAATGTTTGGCTAAAATTTGATAAAACCTTAGTAGGCCTTTCAAATGTCGATAATACTAGTGATACTGATAAACCTATTAGTACAGCTCAAGATATTAGATTTACAGCCGTAGAGGATACTGCTAATGCTGCTTTACCAGCAGCTACTTATACAGCAGATGATGTATTAGCGAAAACTAAGACTGTAGATGGTCCTGGTAGTGGCCTTGATTCCGATACTGTTGATGGTATAGAAGGTATCAATATTACACAACAAACAGGCACAACGGGAAGCGCAATAATTCCTAGCGGAACAACAGCGCAGAGACCATCATCCCCACAAGATGGATACATGAGATACAACACAGACTTGGGTGCATGGGAAGCATACAACGTAACAGAAACTCTATGGCTTCCAATTGGTGGTGGTGCTACAGGTGGTGGTGCTGATGATATATTCTATGAGAATAGCCAAGTAGTATCAACAGACTACACCATCACAACAGGTAAAAATGCAATTACAGCAGGACCAGTTACAATTAATGATTTAGTCACAGTTACTATTCCTGATGGAAGTAATTGGGTAATAGTTTAGGAGAAATAATATGGCAACAATTTTAAGAGGAAGTGATAGTTTTGATACTGGAACTAAATATGGGATAGGGGGAGATGGCTATGCTTGGGTAGATGAAACAGCTAATAGAGTTGCTGGGACAACTTACACTAATACAACAGGGCATCCTATTGAAGTAGGAATACAAACATCAGGAAGTGCAAATTTTATAATTAATGGTGTTACTGTTCAGTCTGGGAATGGCTATGGTATAAGTAAGATTATACCTGTTGGAGCAACATATTCAACACCATCTACAGTTTCTATTTGGTTAGAACTTAAATATACAGGAGGTGTATAATGGCAAGTGGATTAAAATCAGACAATAGCAACCTTGTTCTCAATGCAGATGGAGCAGGTAACAAGGTAGTGATACAAGAGAATGGTATAGACCAAGAGTTAATGAAGAGATTACCTACTGCTTGGGTAAATTTTGATGGCACTACTGGTGCTATTAGAGATAGTTATAATATTAATAGCATTGTAGTAAATTCTATAGGAAATACCACTATTAATTTTAATACTCCAATGGATAACACTAACTATGTCTGTAATGTAACTCAAAACGGTGAGCCTACTGTTGCATATGGACATGTTGGATACTTTAATCCTACCATATCAGGTGTTGATATAGCTACAATGAATATAAATGGTGAAGGAACAAATAGAACATTAGTATCAGTAACAGTATTTGGAGGCAAGAACTAATGAGTTTAGAATTAAAATCAGCAAATGGAAGTATCCTCCTCAGTAGTGAGGATGGTACAGGACAAGCACAGGTAACATTACCTAGAGGTGGGTTCTTGGGAGATAGTGGGTATCAATGGGTAGATGAAAGTACCAATAGGCAAGCAGATGTAACTTATACTAACACTACTGGAAAACCTATATTTATAAATGTTATCCCACTTTCATCTTCGAACCAAAGAGTATTTATGTACGTGGGTAATTCCCCAGTAGACAGTGGATATATTACAGCTAGTGCTGGCGAAAGCTTAACTGTAATAGTTCCAAAAGATGCAGCGTATAGGTTGTCTACACCATCTGGAGTAGATAGTATGTACTGGTTCGAACTAAAATAATAAAGGAAATAATATGAAATACTACAAAGATACAAACAACAAACCATTTGCATTTGAAGATAATGCAACAGATGAGGTTATAGCTAATGTAGCTATTAAACATAATACAGAACTTACTGCTATTACACTAGATGAGTTTAAGGTACTTACTACACCACCTCCCCCAACACTTGATGAGGTTAAGGTCAGTAAGTTAAATGAGGTTACTACTGCTTTTGACAGTGCTACTAAACAAATCGCAGATGTGTTACCGCATGAAATGGCTACTTGGAGAACACAAGAAGATGAAGCTAGAGCATATGTAGCAGACAACACAGTTACTACACCTATGCTTAGTGAACTTATTATTGCTCGAGCTATGGGTGAGACAGTTGCTGACTTAGCAGGTAAGGTTATTGCTAATGCTGATGCATATAGAACTGCTTATACTCCATTGTTAGGTAAGTATCAATCACTTACTAACCAAGTAAACTTGGCTGCAACTATAGATGAGGTTAATCTAATAGCATGGTAAGCCTATTTAAACAACCAAAGCAATATTTCTGGAACATACTTATTAGTATAGACCAATTTGTAAATACTTTGTTTGGCGGAGACCCTGACGAGACAATGAGTTCTCGTATGGGTAGAAATATAGTTAGAGGTGATAATGGTAAGCTTAACTGGAGAGTAACTCTCTGTAAGTTCTTATCATGGATAGACCCAAGAGATGGAAATCATTGTGAAGAGAGTATAGGAATATGAGCATAGAAAGTTGGATGGTTAATGTAGGTATAGCATTAGCAGGTATTATTGGTACATATGCAGTTCTTAGGAATAGGGTCGAAAGATTAGAGAAAGATATGAGCTCACATATAAATACTTCTAAGATTGATGGTAATGACCTTGATAGAAAGCTTAATGCGCAATTTAAACGGGTAGATAACTGCTTAGAACGTATTGTAGTATTAGAACAAAATACTGCAACCCATTTAGATATGAATAAAGCAGAAGAAAAGTTTGTATCTAAAAAAGAGCTAGAACTACACCTAAAAAACCTAGAACTCGTTACTAGGAATACCAATGAAAAGGTTGAAAAAATGGAGGGAAAGCTAGACGAGCTAATAGAAGCCTTATCAACTTGCTCTTCTATAGAAAGGAGAGCTAGATGATAGCTCAGTATATTTTAGTTTTATTCTTAGTGGTATTAAGAAGATTATTATTCCCTTTAGCATTCTTAGTAATCCCATTTAGAGGATATCTTAGAAATACTATATATAATTATCATCTTAATAATGATATAGTATTAAAGAGGTTATATGAGAGAATGCCTAAACTATCCATAAGACACGATCGCGAGAATAAGGCTTATTCTGTATGGATATTAGATGGAAGACAGCATAGTTCTTGTAGAGGAATTATAAGAAGAAAACATATTACTTTGGCTCAATATATATTAGCCTTACCTTTATGGCTACTACTAGATGATGATTGTAATGAAGATACATATGATAAAGGATTTAATCAGACTATTGTAGAGGGTATAAGAAAACCTTGGTTGCCCTCTTTTATAAGACGTAGTTTAGCAAGAGATATAGATAAAGCTAATATGATTAGTGTTAGAGGAAATAGTTTTGATTTAGGTGATATTAGAGCTGATTACCCATTATTTGGTTTTTGGTCTGTATTGTTATGGTCTATTCGTAACCCTGCCTATAATTTTAATTATAAGTTTAATCAGCTTTGTACTAATAGAAGAGTATTTAGTGTAGTTATATTTAATAGAATTTTTGGTTGGTGGCCAGATGGCAGTATTAATAACATAAAGTGCTATAATTGGGAATTTGGAAAAAGGATATAATATGTGGGGAGCTATAACAAACTTTCTAACAGGAGGAGCAGTTAAGTCAATAGAGAATATTGCGACTGAATGGATAGAGACTGATAAGGAGAAAGCGGAGGCTAAAGCATTGTTTATCAAGACTTTAGACCCAAACGGGAGAATGAGAAGAGACATAAGCCGTAAGGTTTCTACAGCTTATTTAGTATATCTCTTTACTACTATGCTGTTAGTACTATGTCTATCTTTTAATATAGGTAATGTAAATGAGCTTAAAGATGCTATAAAAAGTCTTACGGAGTTATTTGTACCAATTACTTCAATGTTTACTCTTATTGTTGGGTCTTCTTTCGGAGTAAACCTAACTAATAGTGTTAAAGGAAAATAAATGAAATTACTAGATAGTATTAAACAACACGAAGGATTTGATGGTAAACCTTACAGAGATACGGAAGGTTTTCTAACTATTGGATATGGTACTAAGCTTCCTATATCAAGAGCAGAGGCAGAGCTATTACTTAATAATAGGCTAGAAATACTTAAAGCGGAATTAGTACAAAAAGAACCTATGTTACTAAACCTACCCATAGAAAAACAAGAGGTGTTATTTGAGATGGCTTATCAGATGGGAGTTAATGGAGTATTGAAATTTAAAAGAATGTGGAAGGCATTAGAGAACTTTGATTATATACAAGCAGCTGTTGAGATGCTTGATAGTAAATGGGCTAAACAGACTCCTAATCGTGCGGAAGAATTAGCTAAGAAAATGGGAGAATAATATGTTATTACGGGACTTTAGTGGTGGGCTTAATACTAGAGTCCATCCAAGCTTATTACAACCTAATGAGGCTCAAGAATACACAAATATAGATGGTAGTTCAGGAGCTATAATACCAGTGAAAGATAAGGCACTACATACATCTAGTATTAATAAGTATTTTACTTGGTATTATGCAAATTCCGAGTTTATCTCTTCATCTACTGAGGCCTCTTATATAGAGTATAAAGATATTCTTTATTCTACTAGATTAAATGATTATCCAACTAAGTATGACGGTACTAATACTTATAGCCTTGGTATAATAGGGCCTAGTAGTTCACCTATAGTTTCTTTAAATGGTTCTGGGGTATTAGATGGTACATATACTTATCTATATACTTACTATAATAGTACAGATGGAACAGAAAGTCAAGGTTCTACACTTAGTACAGAAGTTATAGCCTCTCTTAATACTATAGATATTAATATACCTACCGCAAGTACTGACCCTCAGGTAACTAATATTAGATTATATAGGATAGGTGGGGCATTAAGCTCATATACGCTAGTTAGTTCTTTATCAAATAGTGTGCAGACTTATTCTGATAATACTGCTGATATAGATATAGCTGGTAACCATATTTATGACAGTGCCTTATATAAAGAAGCTCCAATAGGTTTAAAGTATATAACTGAAGCTTATGGTATGCTTTTTGGCGTTGTTGATGATAAGTTATATTATAGTGAAATAGCTAAACCTAATGCTTGGCCCAGTACTTATTTTATCGACTTCCCAGAAACCATAATGGGTATAGGAGAAGTTCAGAATGGCCTATTAGTATTCACTAAGTATAAAACATATATCATAACAGGTAATAATCCACTATCTTTTACTAAGTATTTGCTAGATGGTAGCCAAGGTTGTTTATCACATTATACTATACAGTTTGTGAATAATACACTTTTATGGTTATCTACTGATGGTATTTGTGCTTCCTCTGGTGGTATAGTAGAAGTTATTAGCTTGCCTAAAGTAGGTAAAATATCCTTTACTTCTATTAATAATGCCCAGGTATTAGATAATGTCTATTACTTAGCTGCAGATGGTAAAATATTTTGTTATGATTTTAGATATAATAAAATAATTAGAGCCATTGATAATAGTGTAGATTGGCTAGGTAGTTATAATGACACTCTCTATGCTAATTTTTCTAATGATATATATGAGATGATGCAAGGTAGTCCTCTAACCTATAAATGGAAATCACCAATACTTACTGAAGGTGAGTATAGTAATTATAAGTTATTTAAGGAGTTTTATATACGCTATAATGGTGATATCACATTTAAGCTATATGTTGATGGAGCCTTAGTTAATATTAAACAACTTAGTGGTAATACTTGTTATAATCTTAAGGCTTTAGATAGCGCAAGAGGTTATGGCTTAGAGATTGAACTTGAAGGTACTGGGGAAGTATATGAAATTAGTTATAAAGTTACAGGGAGACAAAAGTAATGGCCACTCTTATACAAGTACCTAATAATTTAAGCGATGAGGCATCATTACGTAGGTTTTTAGGAGAAGTAATACTGGCTATAGACTCAGCCTTAGGATTACGAGATGGCACCACTAACTCTGCTACGGGTTTATCTGGTAGAATTAGTAGTATAGAAGGTGAGCTTACTTCTATGGTTAAGACTGATGGTAGTAGGCCTTTTACCTCTGCTATTAATTATACCTCTAGTATATCTCCAACAGCTTATACTTTAATTAGTAAAGAGTGGGCAGATACAGCTTATAAACCTAACTTTAATGAAAATACTGCTTTCAATAAAGATTTTGGAGCTATTAGTGGAACTGTTACAGAAGGTGGTACTACTACTAATAACCCCTTACAAGGTACTATAGTACCTTTAAATCAAGTTATTAGTGACCCACCTACTCAAGCCGAAGTACAAGCTATAAGTGATAAAGTAGATGAGATTTTAGTATCCTTACAAAATGCTAATATTATCTTATAATTAATCTTAGTTTAATAATTAATATGATATAATGAATTATATCATATTAATGAAGGGCTATTATGGAAAGATGTTATACTCGACAGATAGATGATAAAGAGTTTATACCTCTTGCGATACTTCATTATGAGTATATGAATAGTTTAGATAGAGGGTATTTTCCTCTGTGGAAATCTACTGATGAACTATTAAAAGCATTGAAGAAACCTGAAGCTATGGCTTTGGGTCTCTTTATCCAGGATAATTTAGTTGGTTTTATTTTAGGTAATAAAGATAAGAATAGGAATGATGCCTATTATTTTAGTGCACTCTATATATCTCCTCGATATAGACTATATATCAAGAGGTTATATAACGCAGCTGAGGAAATGGTTACAGGC